GTCAACGCTTTACTTTGGCCGCCGGGTGTTTGGGCTGGCTCAAGCCGCTGACAAATCGGCGGGATCGATGTTCCAGAATGGACTTCGCCCATCTGGCGTCCTGAAGTTTGAGAAATGGCTGACAGAAGAGCAGCGCGAGGTCGCAGAACAGAAACTGGCCGCGAAGATCGGCAGCGGGAATGCTGGGAAGCCAATCGTCCTTGAAGGCGGCACGGAATGGCAGCAACTGACGATTACGCCAGAAGATGCCCAGATGCTGGAAACGCGGGCTTTCTCGGTTGAGGAAATCTGCCGGTTCTTCGGCGTCCCGCCTCACATGGTCGGCCACACTTCGAAATCGACCAGTTGGGGATCGGGCATTGAACAGCAGACCCTTGCCTTCCAGAAGTTCACGCTTCGTCGGCGTCTGAAGCGCATCGAACAAGCACTGATGAAACAGCTTCTAACGCCAGCGGATAAGGCTGCCGGGATCATCATCGAATTTAACCAGGAAGGGCTTCTGCGAGGCGACAGCGGCGGCAGGGCGAAGTTCTACCAGCAGATGACCGCTATCGGGGCCATGACCATCAATGAGGTCAGATCACTGGAAAACTACCCGCCAGTTGAAGGCGGCGATGTACCGCGTATGCAGATGCAGAATGTTCCGATCACCGATGCCGGTGAAGACCGAGAACTGACGCCACGTCAGACCGACAACGAGGAATAAATCTCGATGAAAACCAAAGACTTTGCCCTACAGGTTAAAGACCTGTCGGAAGACGGCACCTTTACGGGTTACGGCTCGGTCAATGGCAACGTGGACAGCTACGGCGAGCGCGTCATGCCGGGGGCTTTTGCCGGGAGCCTTGCCAAGCATAAGCGTGAGGGAACCAACGTCCTCATGTTGTGGCAGCACAACCCGAACGAGCCTATTGGTATCTGGGAAGACCTTGCCGAAGACGCAAAGGGCCTCTGGGGCAAGGGTCGCCTTATCATGGAAGTGCAGAAGGCCCGCGAGGTCCATGCACTCATGAAGGCGAACGCAATCGGCGGGTTGTCTATCGGCTACCGCGAGATCAAGGCAACGCCCGACGGCAATGTGCGCAACCTGGAGGAACTGGACCTGCGCGAAATCTCGCCAGTGTCTTTCCCGGCCAACCGCCGCGCCCGTATCGAGGCAGTGAAATCCGAACGCATGGAAGAGTTCGCCCGCCGTCTGCGCGATGGCGATCCCATGCCGATCAAAGAATTTGAGGACATCTTGCGTGAGGCAGGGGTTCCAAAAAGCATGGCTACACAGATTGCCTCTGTTGGCTATGCGAAGGCCGCTCTGGGTGAGCCAGAGGGCGAAAAGGCAGATGACGCAACCGCCTTCCTGACTGCGTTGCGCGGTTAAATCCAAACCTCTTTGTCCAGAAAGGACATTCCCATGAGTGAAGTGAAAACAGCAGAGCAGCTTGCTCTGGAGGTCAAGGCCGACTTCGAGAAGAAGTTCGACACCGTGAAGGAAATCGCTGAAAAGGCCGTGGTGGAAGCCAAGAAGAACGGCGACATCAGCGAAGGCTTGAAGGAAAAGGCTGACGAAAACCTGCTCGCCATGAACGAACTCAAGGCTCGCCTTGACGAGTTCGAGCAGAAGGCGGCCCGTTCCGGTGGCGAAGGCGACCGTGAAAAGTCCATTGGCGAACAGTTCGTTGAGAACGACAAGGTAAAGGAATTTCTCGGTCAGGCGAACCCTCGCGGTCGCATCGACATTCAGACCAAGGCCACGCTGACCACGGCAACCACGAACGCCGCCGGTTCCGTTGGCGCTGCAATCCAGACCACTCGCCTTCCGGGCATCCTTGAACTGCCCCAGCGCCGTCTCACCATCCGCGATCTGCTTTCGCAGGGCCAGATGGACGGCGGCTCGCTGGAATACGTCAAGGAAAAGGGCTTCAACAACAACGCCGCTCCGGTGGCTGAAGGTGCTGCAAAGCCCGGTTCTGACATTCAGTTTGAACTGATCACGACCTCTGCCAAGGTCATCGCTCACTGGATGAAGGCATCCCGTCAGGTGCTGTCTGACATCGCCCAGCTGCGCTCGATCATTGATCAGCGTCTGCTGTACGGTCTGGCCTACGTCGAAGAAAACCAGCTTCTCAATGGCGATGGCACCGGCCAGAACCTGCTGGGCATCATTCCGCAGGCAACCGCCTTTGCGGTTCCAGCTGGCACGACCATGCCCACGACTGTGACCGGCATTGACCGCCTTCGTGTCGCGATGCTTCAGGCGGCTCTGGCTGAATACCCGGCGACGGGCCATGTTCTCAGCCCGATTGACTGGACTTCTATCGAACTCCTGAAGGACACCCAGGGCCGCTACATCATCGGCAACCCGCAGGGAACGATTGCTCCGACCCTCTGGGGTCTGCCGGTTGTTACTACCCAGGCCATGGCCGCAGGCAAGTTCCTCACGGGTGCATTCAAGCTGGGTGCGCAGATTTTCGACCGCTGGCAGGCTCGCGTCGAAGTCGCAACCGAGAACGAAGACGACTTCATCAAGAACCTCGTCACCATCCTCGCGGAAGAACGTCTTGCTCTGGCCGTCTACCGTCCGGAGGCGTTCATCTACGGCGATGTGAACGCGGCTCCGGGTGGCGGCGAATAAGTTCTGATCAAATCGACGGGCAGTTAACGCTGCCCGTTTCTTGATCTGAAGGAGATTGCCATGAAAACCTATGAAGTTTTGCGCCGTCATCAGGGTGATAAATTCTATGAACCCGGCGATGAACGACAAGCGTCTGAAACTGATGTGTCGCATCTGGTGAAGAATGGCGTTTTGAAGGAAAAGTCCGAGGAAAAGCCGAAGAATAAGGCTGAAGGTCGGGCAGAAAAGAACAAAGGCGGTTGATAAATGCTGCTTCCAGTCCGCACACAAGCGCCAGCCGTGACGCCGGTATCGCTTGAGGAAGCGCGCCAGCATCTGATCGTCTCCGGGTTTACCGATGACGATGATCAGATCACGCGCTTTGTTCAGGCTGCTACCGACCATCTGGAGCGAACGCTAAACATGTCGCTTGTCACCCAGACATGGAAGCAGTCCTTTTGCTCGTTCGATAGCTTCCTGCGGCTCCGTAATGGCCCCGTGGCGAGCGTTGTATCGGTGAAGTACTTCGACACCGACAATGTGGAGAAAACCGTTCCGGCGGCCTCCTACAAGACGTTGGACTATGCCTGCGGAACAGTTCTTTCTCTGACATACGGAAGCTCGTGGCCTGCAACCGTTTCTCGCACCGAGGCGGTGACAATTGAATACACGGCTGGCGTTCCGGCGGATGAAGTTCCAGCTTCTCTCAAGGCTGCCATCCTCATGCATGTTGGCTTGATGTATTCGTACCGTGGCGACCCTGAAGGCCCACGCATCGACAGCAACCCGGCCTATGAGGCGCTTATCTGGCCGTTCCGGCGTCCAAAGGTGTGACCATGGCAAAAGCAGGATCGGGCCAGCTTCATTATCAGGTCGCGCTGCTGAAACGTGAACAATTTGACGATGGCCAAGGAAATACCGAAGGCAAGTTTGTCGAGCAATTCCAGACCAGAGCCGAGTTCATCCACCTTCGCGGGTCTGAAGCCGTCATGGCTGGCCGTCTTCAAGGCAAGCACACCCAGGTTATCCGGGTCCGCAACTCGTCCAACACTCGGATGATTTCCACGGACTGGATGCTTCGGGATGTGCGCACCGGAAAATCGTTCAATATCAGAGATATAGAACACGAAGTTAACCGCCAATTCATCGCACTCACGTGCGAAAGCGGCGTAGCTACAGGGTGATGTCATGGTAGAGGGGCTTGATCGCCTTAAGCGCAAGTTGACCAAGACAATCCCGACCGCTGTTGTTGATGCTACCGTCAAGGCGATGGAGCAAGGCGCGGATGAAGTTGTCTCGATGATGCGGCGGCTTGTTCCGAAAGATACTGGCAAGCTTGCAGCTACAATCAATTGGACGTGGGGTGAAGCTCCTGAAGGGTCACTGACACTGGGGCGGTCCAAAACCGCCGCAAACGGATTACGCATCACGATCTATGCTGGCGATATGTCAACGATGGTTGGTGAGCGAAGTCAGTTCCAGCTTGCAAGATTGCAGGAGTTCGGAACCCAGCACATGCAAGCCAACCCATACTTTTTCCCGTCATGGCGCGCATCGCGTAAGCGAGTGAAGGGACGGATAACGAGACAGATGCGAAAAGCAATCAAGGATGGCGCGAAGTGAATATCTCAGAAGAGCTTCAGCGGTATCTCTATGCTAAATTGCGCACGGTTCCCGAGGTGACAACCTTGGCTGGCGGACGTGTTTATGACCGAGTGCCGGAAGGTAAATCGTTCCCGTACATCAGTTTCGGACCCTCTGACATAGTTGACGATGGTGCGGAGTGTATCGAGGCGGAAACTCATACCATCCAGCTCGACGCATGGTCGCGGGCCGTTGGCAAGGGCGAATGCAAAAATCTGGTTGATGGCATCAAGAAAGCACTCCAACGCGATACGCCGGAGCTATCGGACAATGCAATCGTGGAAATGACCGTGCCGTTTACGAGGATCGTAACAGACCCAGACGGCCTAACCACACACGGGATAATCCAGGTGGAAATAAGAGTGGAGATCGCGTGATGGCATGGGCAATCTTTAAGGTTGAGTGCAACTGGTCTCGTCCGAAAAGTCGGTTCTCGTTCAATGCGAAGGCGTCACCGGAACCACAAGAACGCCCGCAAGATTTCATTGATTTTTGCGTATCGAAGGGATGGGCAGAGCGCGTCCAAAGCCCTTCACG